TAGCGGTGTAACTTACAATGCATATGGTACACAACAGGGGCCGTATTCTGGGGGATCTGCTGTAAGTGGAAGTTATACTCAAGGAACGTGGTCTGGAACTGTGTATGGGAGTTCTTGATGGCGTTTAAATCAGTTAATGGAACATTGTTTGAAACATTAGACGAAGTTTTGCAAAATGCTTTGGACAACATAGACTTGATAAAGATAGACTATTCTGTTTTTGTAAATGTAAAAATATTATCTCCTACGGATAATGGATATCTTGTTCCAGAAAGTTTTTTAAGTAGCGCAGATATAAAAATGTATCTTTCATCTGAAGATGAAACATGTGTTTTTAGCTTCCATGATATTATGTCTGGAGAATGCCGTAGGCTTGTGGGGAAAACAGCATTACAAAACGCTGTAAATCAAGCATGGGATTTGTACGATGGTCACTATCACCTCAGACGTTTTTTTGATGATGTTGGTAGTTTGCATATGTTTTCCTCTGATAATATAGAAGACGCAAGACAGGAAGCCACTGCTTCCATCAATAAGAAAGTGGTTTCCTACGATGAAGCCCCTGCAATTCAATCGGAGTAATAGATGTTAGGTTTCTCCCCATTAGCTTCTGCGCCACTAGCGGATAGTGGGGTTACATCTGTTGACTATGCTTTAACAGCAGATGCTGGGAGTTTTGCGCTTACGGGGCAGACTGCGGATTTAAACGTAGGTCGTAATCTTGCTGCTGCTGTTGGGTCGTTTACCTTGACAGGGCAGACTGCTGGCTTTGTTAAAGCGTTAAATGTTGCGGGGGGAGCGGGCAGCTTTACGCTTACGGGACAAAACGCTGGTATTCTTATTGGTGAAATCTTTGAGACTGGAGCCTTTTCGCTTGCTGGTCAGACAGTCGGCCTTAATAAAGCTGTTGTTATGTCAGCAGCAGCAGGCAGCTTTACGCTTACGGGTCAAACTGTTGGGCTTAATAAAGCTGTAAACTTAGCGGGTGATGCGGGGTCTTTTGCTACAACAGGCCAAACGGTTAACCTTAATAAAGCATTAAATGTTACAGGCGCGTCGGGTAGCTTTGCTTTAACAGGTCAAACCGCTGACTTCGCTAAGGCTCTGAATGTAAGCGGGGGTGCAGGTAGCTTTGCTTTAACAGGTCAGAGCGCGGGTATTTTAATCGGAGAGATTTTTGAGACAGGAGCTTTTGCGCTTACTGGTCAAACATCTGCATTAAATAAAGCAGTCCGTATGTCAGCGGATGCTGGATCTTTCTCTGCTACGGGACAAGATGTTGCCTTTGGAAATGCTTTTGTTTTGTCAGGCGGCACAGGGTCGTTTACATTAACGGGTCAAACAGCAGGTATGGTAAAAGCCCTTAATGTTTCTGGGGGCACAGGTTCATTCACTCTTACGGGTCAAGCTGTAGATTTAGACAAGGCTGTAAATATATCTGGGGGCACAGGGTCGTTTTCGCTTACGGGCCAGACTGCCAACTTTGAAAATGCTTACTTGTTGGCAGCAGCAACTGGATCGTTTGCCCTTACGGGTAGTGCGGTAGACTTTGGAATTGGCGAAGCATTTGGAACGGGGAGCTTTGCGCTCACTGGTCAAGCTATAGATTTAAATAAGGCTGTCCGCATTTCCGCAGATGCTGGCAGCTTTGCTTTGTCTGGACAGGCTGCTGTTCTTGATCCCAACTTTGGTAATAAACTTATTGCTCAGGTCGGAAGCTTTGCGGTTACTGGGCAAGCTGCACAACTTATAAAATCATTTTCTGTAGATTTTGGGGCGGGCAGCTTTACTCTTGCAGGGCAAGAAATTGACTTTGATATTAGTAAAAGCTTTGGTGCTGGTAGTTTCGCTCTTACAGGTCCAGCCGTTACTTTAAATAAAGCTGTAGTTTTATCTGCGGGCACAGGATCATTTGCTCTTACCGGGCAAAGCGTTGATTTAGATAAAGGGCTTAATTTATCTGGCGGTACGGGTTTATTTACTCTTACGGGGCAAACAGTAAATCTTAACAAGGGAAGAGCTTTAAGCGCGGGTACAGGTTCATTTGCGCTTACGGGACAAGCTGTAGAGTTCAACAAAGCGCTTAGGGAAGTCGCGGGTACAGGTTCCTTTACTCTTACGGGGCAAGACGTATCTCTTGCTGCGGGCGCTCTTCTTAATGCAGAAACGGGTAGCTTCGCCCTTACAGGTCAGGATGCAAGCTTTAATGAAGCTAGGGTACTTAGTGCAGACGTAGGTTCATTCACCCTCACAGGCCAAGCTGCAACCATAAACCGCGAGATAAACATATCTGGGGGCACGGGTTCATTCGCGCTGACAGGTCAGAATGCGGGTATCCTAATTGGCGAAATATTTGAGACGGGTGCGTTTGCACTATCTGGCCAAACTGTTGGGTTAAAGAAGGATCTTAATTTAAGCGCAGGAGTAGGCTCCTTTGCTTTGACAGGCCAAGATGCTTCACTCCTTTCTGGCGCAAGGCTGGAAGCGAATGCGGGTTCTTTTGCTCTAACAGGTCAAGATGCGGCACTCAAAAAATCCTTAACAGAAGCCTTTGGTGCAGGGTCTTTCTCTTTAACGGGCCAAGATGCGGATTTAGTTCAAGTCAGAAACTATAATTTTACTGCGAATCACGGCTCTTTCAGCCTTACGGGGCAAACTGCTGATTTCAAATCGGGTGTTTTACTTGAAGCAGGTGCAGGTTCGTTTGCCCTTGCAGGGCAAGACGTTGGATTTAATATCGCAATAAGTATGCCTGCGAGTGCAGGTTCGTTTACTCTTACAGGTCAAGCTGTAGACTTTGACCGCACCAGAAGATTAGTTGCAGATGCGGGGTCTTTTGCTCTAACGGGCCAAGATGCTACTCTCGTCGCGGGAATCGCGGTTACGGGCGTGGAGATGACAATTTCCATTGGGCAGGTAATGGTGTATGGATTGATAGTTCCAGCACAAGATCCAAACTGGGTTCTTATAGACCCAACGCAAGATCCAAACTGGACAGAAATAACTCCTTCAGATGACCCAGAGTGGACACTTGTTGCTTAAATACGGTAATTCAAATATAATAAGTTCTATAGAACTTTTCAGGTAGGTTCAGATGGCTACATATACAAGCACTAATGGCGTAAAGTTAATATCCACGGGCGACGAAGCTGGTACATGGGGAGATAGTACCAACGTCAACTTGCAGATATTAGACAGGGCTGCGAATGGGTTTGCCTCTATTGCTCTTACGGGTACGTCTTATACTCTTCCTGTTGCAGCGCAGCCTTCTGCGGCACAAGACGGGCACTATAAAGCTATAAAGTTTACGGGCACTCCCGGTGGGGCTTGCACAGTTACTCTGGAGCAGAATGATCGTGCCAGAATGTATATGCTAGTAAACAGCACCAACCAGACCGTTATTGTTACTCAGGGCAGCGGTTCTAATGTGACCATTGCGGCGGGTGATTCCGCTATTGTATTGGCAGATGGAGCGGGTTCAGGTGCAGCAGTAGAAGAATTTTCTAATGCAAGCTCTATGCCTTTTGCAACTGTCGCAGTTACTGTTGCAGGGGGTAAGTTCGTCATTGATGGAACTTCCCAGCAAACGATAGAGATAAAGCCTTCTGTTACATATAGGTTTGATCAGTCTGATAGTACAAACGCTACACACCCATTAGTGTTTTCCACGAATGATAACAACTCGCCCTCTGCTCCATTCACTACGGGGATTACGGCGGTAGGTACGCCGGGGAGTGCGGGTGCGTTTACACAGGTTAAGCTAGAGCAAGATGCCCCTGCTGTTCTGTATTATTATTGCTCCAATCATTCAGGAATGGGTGGCAAGGCCGCAGTTCGTATAACTGATCTGACCGCAGATCGTGTACTTGTTGCAGATTCTGGCGGTGATTTATCTGTATCAGACGTAACTACCACTGAGTTGGGTCTTTTAGATGGAGCTTCTGCGGGTACTGTCGTAAATAGTAAGGCTGTAATATACGGGTCAAGTGGGGAGATTGTATTAGGTGACTGGAAAATTACTCAATCAGGATCTGATTTAAAGTTTTCTCACAGCGGAACAGATCGACTTAAACTAACGAGTGCAGGCGCTCTTACCGTAGAAGATGATGTAACCGCATTTGGTAGTGCATAAAGAAGGTATTTAAGCATGGCCGTGCCAACAGGAACAGCAAGTCTGGGCGACATACAGACTGAGTTTGGTGGTTCAAACCCGATATCTTTGTCGGAATATTATGGTCTTGTGTCAAATCCTTCTGGCATACCTGCCAGCGGAGTTATCTCTATTGACGACTTTCGCGGTAAGGAGAATGTTTACACCCTTACTTCAGATACTTTTACTAGCACAATAACTCTTTCCGCGGATGATATAAACGGAAGCGCTGGTGCTTGGGTTGGGGTATCTGGCGGCGGCGGCGGCGGTGCGGGCGTAGTATATGGTAACTTCGCAAGGGGAACAGGCGCGGCTGGTGGCGCTGGTGGTGACTTTGGTTTTTTTGTTAGCGATGTAACCACTTTAATTGGCGCTTCTTTTACCGCTGGTGCCGCAGGGGCAGGCTCATTTACTAATGGCGTTCCGGGTTCAACTGGTACCTCAAGCACTGGCGGCACTGGCGGCACCAGCACATTAAGCTTTACTGGCGTAAGTATATCTTGCACAGGCGGTACGGGTGGTCGGGGTTATACGGGCGGCTTTACTGGGTCTGGCACCCCCGGCAATCCCGGTACAAGTAGTGGATCGGGTGTTACAGATATAGATGTTGCCGCCTCTATTGCCAGTTTTTACTCTGGTAAGTATGTTACAGGCCCACAAGCTATAGGTGCTTCTGGTGGGGGTGGTGCTGGCCCTGTGGTTGTTACGGGGGATGGCGGCACCCCCGGTCAGTCTACTGGTGGCACAGGCGGTGTGGGAAAGCTTGTAATAATATACGAAGCCGTACCACAGGTGTAGAGAGTAGAAAATGCCTTATACAGACCTAAGATTTAAAGCTGGAATCAACAAAGAGATCACTCCTTACTCTGAGGAGAACGGCTGGATTGATTGCGATAAAATCCGTTTTAGGTTTGGCTATCCAGAGAAGCTTAACGGCTGGGATAGAAGTACAAACAAAGCTTTTCTTGGTCAGTGCCGTGGGCTGCACGAATGGGTTGCTCTCAGCGGAGAAAAGTTTTTAGGCGTGGGGACTGAACAGAAGTATTATATTAAGCAGGGTGCGGACTATAAAGATATTACGCCTATCAGGAATACTACTTCTGCGGGGGATGTTACTTTTGCTGCCACAAATGGATCTCCTGTAATCACGGTTACGGATGTAAATCACGGTTGTGTGGTTAATGATTTTGTAACTTTCTCTGGGGCGGTGTCTTTAGGCGGCAACATCACTGCGGCTATATTAAACCAAGAGTTTCAAATTACAGAAGTTATAGACGGAAATGGCTATAAAATATCTGCTCGCACCGTTAGCAGCATTGAAAGCATCACTGTTACAGGAGGCTTAAACGCTACGGCGGTGAATGCTAACGGGAGCGATACAGGGAATGGCGGTAGCAGCGTAGTTGGAACCTACCAGATAGGCACAGGACTTAACTCATCTGTATCCGGTGTTGGGTGGGGCGCAGGTTTATTTGGTGGCACAAACAACTCTGCATTTCAAACTACTATTGCGGAAGATTTAGATGCTTCTGAAACAGGTGTAGATGTAGCGTCAGGTCAGGGTTCTAATTTTGCAACCGACGACATAGTGCTGGTGGGCAGTGAGCTTATGACAGTGGGATCAGTTGCTACAGATACTTTGACGGTTACTCGCGGGACAAAAGGTAGTAGTGCGGCTACCCACTCTAATGGAGCAAACATATTCCTTGTTGTAGGTAATACCAATACGGCTAATAACTTTAACGGCTGGGGGGAAGGTATCGCAACTGGAACTCAGACAGCAATAAGTAATCTTCGCATATGGTCACATGATAACTTTGGTGAAGACCTTATATTTAACGAGCGTAATGGTCAGGTATTTTACTGGGACAAAACAACTGGGGTTGGTACACGCGGTGTAGAACTCTCCACGCTATCAGGAAGTCCTACTTCTGTGCCCCAAAAAGCAGCTCAAGTGCTTTTATCAGATCGTGACAGGCATGTGATTGCATTTGGATGCGATGGATTGGGTGCTTCGCCCTCAACAGCTAAGGGAGATGGCTCACAGGATCCGATGTTAATTAGGTTCTCCAGCCAAGCTAATCCAATTGATTGGTATCCAACTGAAACAAACAGTGCCGATTCTTTAAGAATCGATTCGGGGTCAAAGATTGTTCAAGCGGTAGAAACAAGGCAACAGATCTTAGTTTTTACAGACGTTGCTATTTATGCAATGCAGTTTATTGGCCCACCCTTTACCTTTGGTATCAACCTTATCTCTAGCAACATAAGTATTGCCAGCCCTAAAGCCGCTGTCGCAGTAGATGATGCCGTCTTTTGGATGGGTGCAGCAGAGTTCTATAGCTATACAGGTGCAGTACAGCGTATTCCTTGCACGGTTCGTGACCATGTATTTAATGACTTTAATACAGGGCAGTCTGATAAGGTTGCGTCGGGGTCCAACATTTCTTTTGGAGAGGTGTGGTGGTTTTACCCTTCCGCGGATTCTACGGAAAACGACAGTTACGTTGTTTACAACTACTTTGAAAAACTGTGGTACGTTGGAAAACTATCTAGGACCGCTTGGTTAGATCGTGGAATATCTGCACTACCTGTTGGTACGGGGGGTAACAGTTATCTTTACAATCACGAGGTTGGGTCAGTTTATACAGACGAGACTCAAAACACCGCGTCGTTTATTGAGTCTGGAGATCTTGGGATTTCAGACGGCAATCAGTTTTCCTTTGTAAGTAGGGTCTTACCCGATTTAAATTTCAGAGAAACCACTAACAACGACACTACTGTGGATTTTATACTAAGCGCAAAAAATGCGCCGGGATTACCCGCGCAAACCACTAATACCAACACTCTTACCAAGACGGAAAGTGTCCCCGTAGATAAATATACAAGTCAGTATCAGACCAGACTGAGAGGTCGTAGTTTTAGATTTAAGGTCCAGTCTACGGATGACGAAGTTTTATGGCGGTTAGGTATTCCTCGCGTTGACATAAGACCGGATGGGAGAAGATAATGTCCATTGCACCCATTCCGTTTTTTCCCGTTCCCCCACCGGAATATACTCAACAATATATGTCGGAAGTTGTCAGGTCTTTTTCTGTGTTTGCAACTCAAATTGCAAACCCTGCTATAGCAAAGCCTATCTTGATTGAGATACCTTCGTCTGCACAAGCTTCAGACGAAGTGGGCACTATATATGAGAGTAATACGGTGCTTAGGTTAAAGTCGGATACTGCGGCAAACAACACGGTGGGTATGCCGTTGCCTACATATACCGTGGCGTCATTACCTGCGGTAGAGACAGGCACATTAATATATGTTTCAAACGGTGCGGCGGGTAGTCCTGTTGTTGCGTTTGGCGATGGATCAAATTGGCTAAGGGTGGATACACGTGCCGCGGTAAGTTCTTCATAGAAACTATTACAAACTTCTGGTACAGTGTCATAAAAGACGGTGATATAACATGTATGGACGATTTCCACAGCAAATAAACCAGTTGCAAAATGCTGCAATACGGTCGTCTCAAATGCAGGGCGGTCTAGGCGGATTAGGCGGCGGTTTAAGTGATCAGGTATTTGAACCTTTAAAGAACATGTTGGGTCAACACTTAACACAAAGTGTTGTGCAGGAAAAAGTAGAGCCTTTTGTTGAAGAGGTTAAGCAAATGGCACAAGATAGGTTTGACTTGGGAGGTGGCACAAACTTTGGTGAATTAGGTGGCGGAATGCCCATGAATCAAGTCCAGCCAATGAATCGTTCCCATCCTTCCAACCCAGTCGCGGGTGCCGCTCCTCGGCCCTCTATTTTTCAATTGGGCCAACAAAACTTAACGGCTTTTCAAAACGC